GTAGCTAATTCAATTATGTTCCGTATTGCTTTTCTCGATATTGCAAATGAATTGTTTGGAAAAGTGAAAGCTATTCAATTATTTTCTGATTTTAATAAATTTGTTCGTCTCGTCGCCTATGGTGATGATCACATTTTACGTGTCTCTGAATCTGTGAGGTGGTTTAATATGATTTCTATATCTAAGTTTTATGCTAAGTATGGAATGGAATATACAACTACCTCGAAATTTGCCGCCACTGAAGAGTTTGTGTCAGACACTGACCTTCAGTACTTATGCCGAAAATTTGTCCGAAGAGATGGTAGATATTGGGCTCCGCTCGATATGTCTACTATTTACGAAATGTTGAATTGGACCCGAAAATCAGCCCTCGGGGACCATATGGCTCTACAAACTAATGTTGATATGGCTCTAATCGAAATGTCTCACTACACTCGTTTGGAATGGCAATCATTCTATAATAAAGTGTATACTGCTTTTACTCGTAAAAGAATATCTGTGCCGCGTCTTACATACCAGTTGTGCCTTCATCTCGTCTCTGGTTATGTATTTGATCCCGCCTATATTCTTGGAATCGAACAAACTATTACTAATTCTCGTGCCTGTATCGAATCGAAAAACAATGATGCTGTCTTTCTACGCCGAATTAATGCTTTCATCAAGAAATCTATTGCTGAAGAAAAACCTGTTGATGAAGAAATTGTCTTACCTATTCAACTCCGGCGCACCACATTAGCTGACGCTACTGTTACTGTGGTCCCCCGGAAAAAGAAGTTGATACCTGAACCGAAAGCATTCGCTCAAGTAGGCACCGCATTAAGCAACGATATTGATCGCGCTAATGAGGACGACCCTACTTCGACTACTGGAATTACGAATTTCTCTGATCAAGCTGGCGAAATTATTTTGCAAAACAGCGCCATTATGGGTAAATTGAAAGGATTGGAAGTGTATGGAACGCAAACACTTCAGGAATTTATTGAACGTCCGTATCTTGTGAAACAAATTACGTGGAAATCTACCCAAACTGGTGTTGTCGATAGTCTCGAATTTCCTAC